GTTTTGATAAGCCGTTCCACTTGCTGTGCTGAATCGTCGGACACTGGGACCATCTGGTCACGGTGTTCGTTCTCCAACGTTTTCAGGGCGGCGTCGCGAACTTCGCCGCGTGATGCGGTACGAAGGTCTACGTCCTTAGCTGTTTGTTTCATGAAGTGTGGTACGCCACGATCTTCGCCAACTTCAATGTTGGCGGTGTTGGTTGCAGACTCGAGAATTTTGAGTCTTTGCTCAACATCTTCCCGTTCGGCTTTTAGAGCCTCAATGGGAGAGTCGTCGCCTACCAGTTCATTGAAACGGGCTTCCTGCTCCTCGTCGAGTTCGTCGAGTTCCATGAGAGCGTTAAGTTCGTCACGGAGTTCGACTGCCTCGTCGCGGATTTCAGAAAGCCGAGTGAGATACTTTTCACTCATGTTTTCATGTCCTTTAGGTAGTCGGAAGGCATCGCGGTCAGCTTCGCCAATTTCAGTAGCGGAGCGGCGAGTTGCCTATCGGGTACGACAGGTGCTCGAGGCGGCGTGTCGTCTGGTGTGTCTGAGGTGCTTGAGGCGGCGTCAGATTCACCGAAGGTTAGAGTCCTGGCGAGGTCCGTTCGGATGTCGCCGCAGGACAGAAGATTTGATATTTCGGAGCGGACCCCGACCGAAGTGTCAGCGTAGGCGGGCCATACGACCGGTCCCACTTCGTAGAGTTTGATTTCTCGGATGGTCCGTTCGGACTGGTCTTTCGACCATTCGTCGCGTAGAACTTCAAATTGGAATGACATTCCGTTGATTCCGCCGTCGCGGATGGCGTCACGGACAGGTTCAACTAGCCAGTTGTCAGAAAGTCTCGCTTCGACGTACAACCCGGCTTCGTCTTCACGGAGTTTCCTAATCGAACCGAGAGGAATCGAACCGATCATCGGGTGGGTTCCGTGGTCGAATTGGAGTATCGGGTTCGGGTTCTCAGAAAGGGTTTTAGTGAACGACCCTCGAGAAATCGTTTCGGTGTACGAACCCAACCGGTCGTTGATTTCGGCGGGTGTGTCAAAAACGGCGGCGTAGCCGGTGAGGGTCAACCCGTCGTCTTGAGTTGATGCGGATTCGACACGAAAGTCGAAGCTGCGGCTAGTTCTGGTCATCGGAGGGCTCCTGGTCGGGTGAGTTGGTTCCCGGTGGCTGTAGTTGCACGGAGAACAAGTTAGAATGGTCTAACAGTTTGAAATCATCGTTAGATATGGCGTCGACCACTGAATCGGCCTTGTAACCGGCGTCTACAAGGGTTCTGATCGACTGTGCGCGGACGGCTTGAATGTCGGCGGTGTCCTTCATGTCTTCTTGGAGGAACGCTATGTCACGGTCGTCGTACCACAGTTCAGAATTGCGGGGAACAGTAATAATTTGTTCGTAACTGCCACAGAATTGACGCCACAACGGTCTGAAAAGGCCGTCAGACACCCTACGACGGGCGGCAGCATAGTTCCCGGTGTTCAGTGAGGAACCTTGCATCCCTTCCGTTAACTGGGCGATAACAGCCCCAACACCCGACGCGGCCGCTATCCGGGTTTCCCCGGCAGCCTGAATGTTCTTGTAGTCGAGTTGTTGGAAGTCGGTTCCTACCACACTGGCGTCCATCCCCATACCAAGAACAAGCGACTTGTAGGCGTTCGCTTCGCCCTCATGGGTTTCGCGGAACAACGCCGTCCACTTCTTCAACTGGTCGGGGTCGGTCCACTGGCCGGTAATCACCATGTTCGGGGTGGCGCCGTTCTGGTAGAACTTGTTTTTGTGTTGCGTGGCCTGTTTATCGCCGGAAATCTCCCTCAAAACGGGTGTCATCCACGACATGCCACGGTAAGTGGCCGACGGGTCGGGAATCGGAGCGAAATGGGCGACTTCCTTCGCTGAAAGGGGTATCGGGTCGGATTTTCCGTAGTATCCGTCGGGAAAATACAGGTATCCGATGACTTGACCGTCTAAATCGTCCACAGGGTCAACATCGGGGTCGACGGTCCCGTCTACACCTATCACAATCTGCACTTTGTCGGGTCTGAGCAGTTTCAGCCGGTTCCCGCGGCGTACAGTAAAGTTATTTCCGCCTATATCGGCGTGGAGTAACGCTTTTGACAGCAAATCTCCTGTAGTTCCACCAGGCCACGGGTTTTTCATCACGTTAAGTGACGGAGTGGTGAACAAGTCGCCCGGTCTGCCGTCAATGAGTTCCCGGTACATCATGCGTGCTTCGGAAAACACGCTGAGCCGAACCAGTTCACACGCAAAAACGGGGCCGGACGCCTTAAACGCGTAGTCAACATACGTTTCAAACGAGTTCGGTATCGACTCCCGGTCCCCTTGAAGGGTCTGCTGCAAACCGTACAACGGGTAACCGTTGTAGGTGAGCCCGGACCAAAGGTTTTGCATGGAAAGAAGCGGGTCGTAGCGACGTTCGCCGCCAACAAGTGCGGTCAGTAAATCCAATAGTTACTCCTGAGTGAGTCGCCAGACACCAACAGCGGCGGCGAGAACGCCGAAAGTGATGATTCCAGCGCGGTAGTCGTACAAGCCAACACCACAGGACACAACGATTATCCCGACCAGGACAGAAATGGCGGCGGCTTTTAAGTCCATGCGAGCAACGGTTCCCACGTTTCGTCGGAATGGGCAGTTGCGTAAGCAAGCGAAGCTGCCATAAGAATCTCCGATCCTGGTGCGTCCCGGTGCCACCGCCAAGCGTCAGCGGTTGTTTTGGTTGTGGCGGCAGCGACCGCTTCGGTCAGCGTGTCGTCCTGGCGTACTTGCATCTTCTGGTCGGCCACACCGTCGTAGAACCGTCCACAAGCCTTTCTAACGGCCAGCGAGTCGAGCCGGTTCACTGTGACGCCCGCACGTTCCAAATCGTCACCAACGATCGCCAGTGGCCCGTGGCCGTCTAAAGCCACCGTTTTCTTTTTGCGTTCGTCGTTCTGGGTGAACCAGTCCACCAACCAACCGACACCAGGACGGACAGTCACGAAGTCTACGGCGCCTGATTGGTCAGCGGCGACAATCGCAGCCGAACTACGGTCGGCGCGGCCGTCGATAGCAAACAAAGAAGTGTCACGGTCAAGTTCGAGTCCACGAACGTTCACCGCCATCCACCATTCACCGGGTATGACCCGTTCTTCGGTGACGGTCCACTGGTTACCGAACGCACGACGAAAATCCGAGTCGGTCATCGTGGCGCGGGCATGATGCAAATAGTCTTCGGTGATGGTCACACCCAACGCGGGGATACGGTTCCGCCACACGTCAGGCGAATCAATGTCTTCATCGTCGGGAATCGACCACTCAAAGTAGGCGATACCCGTGTTTTTGCCTGACGCTACGGCGGCACGCCCCACCTCAACTTTACGTCGAAGGTAAGTGGAAGCCTGTGTCCCGGCAGTAGACGTATTCCAAATTTGGGCGTCAGAACGAGTCGCCATAGTCGGCAACAACGCCTGCTCCCGAGAGTTGTCCTTATCAGAAAAAACTTCGTCCAAAACGGCCATATCAAGGGTTTTGCCGTGCCCCGACTCCTGAGTGTTATTCAAAACACTGATCCGCGACCCGTTTTTCCAGGTCATACCCGTGTTGCCGTCCGACATGTAGAACCGTTGAACGAGATGATTCAAGTCCGACCCCTCAATAATCGGCACTTGGTCTTCTTTGAACTTCTGGCGGGCCTCAGAACCGTTCTGCGCCGAATAAGCCACCCTCTGCGGGCCACCCCACAACAAACACCTAGCGCACTCAGCACACAACACCAACGTCGTCTTGCCGTTCTGCCGGAAAACCGAAACAACAATCTCACGGTAAACCAACAAACCAGTGTCAGGGTCGATTTCCAACCCGACATCAGCCACATGCTGCTGCCAAGCCATCAACGGAGTACCCAACTCCCGCCCAATAGCCGTCAAACGACCACCGTAAGTGAGCCTACCCGTCGTCCGCGGCGTTGAGAACAGCGGCTCGGCCCAACCTCTCAGCGATGTCGCTTCCTTCGTCGCTAACACCAACTAACGCCTCCCGCAATTCCTTGACCACCAGCCGATACTCGCGATAGACTGCGGGTTCTTCCATGCCCGAATCCAAAACCCCCGCCAAACCTCGAGCCATCGCCGCCAACGGCTTCACC